GTACCAGTAGCTTTTTCAGAAAAAACTGATATTGAGGCACGAGCATATAGTTCAGGGTCTAATAACTTTGTCTCTGCTGACTTTGAAATAATTTATATTAAAAATGAGAGTTAAAAATGGCTCTTAAAAAAAGTCAAAAAAGTTTAAAAGCTTGGACTAAACAGAAATGGCGTACCAAGTCTGGTAAACCTTCTGGTGAAACTGGAGAAAGATATTTACCTTCTTCTGCTATAAAAGCATTGTCACCTTCAGAATATGCTGCTACAACTAAAGCAAAGCGAGAAGGAACAAAGTCTGGTAAGCAATTTGTAAAACAGCCATCACGTATTGCTAAAAAAGTAAAAAAATATAGAAAGGTAAAATAATGGCTGCTAATGTAATGCATTATTTTAAGAACGGGACTAAGTATTCCGGTAAAACACATAAAATGAATGGTCAAATTCACAGTGGTGCTACACATAGCAAGTCATCAAAACAAGTATTTCATTATAAAGATTTAAGCGCAGCAGCTAAAAAGAAAGTAAAGAAGTAGTTTTAAAAAATGGCTAAAGCTCCTAAAGGTACAATTGGTTTAAAGATTAAACATATTCCAGTACGAAAAAAGACTACTATTGGAAATAATTCTTCTATGATTAAAAGAAGTAATCTTAATAAAAGTAAAAGACGTTCTTACAAAAAGTATCGTGGACAGGGAAAATAATAGATGGCACGTAAGCAAACTGGTAAAGGCATGAAAGGCATGACCATTGGTAGTGGAGATAAACGTCCCACTAAAGAAGGTGCAGGATTAACTGCTAAAGGTGTTGCAAAGTATCGTCGCCAAAACCCAGGAAGTAAACTACAAACCGCCGTTACGGAAGCTAATCCAACTGGTAAACGTGCTAAACGGCGTAAGAGTTTTTGTGCCAGATCAGAAGGACAAATGAAGAAGTTTCCAAGTGCAGCAAAAGACCCTAATAGCCGTCTACGGCAAGCTCGTAAACGTTGGAGATGCCGCTAATGCCATCTTCTCCTAATTACAAAAGAGACTACAGTAAAAACGGTGAGGGTAAATATCAGTCTCAATCTAAAAGTAAAAAAGATCGTGCTAGGCGTAATAACGCCAGACGGAAGATGCTTCGTTTAGGTAAAGTTTCAAAAGGTGATGGAAATGATGTTCATCACGTTGGCGGCAAAACTACAAGTAAAAATTTAGCTGTCAAACCAGCAAGTAAGAATAGGTCTTTTAGTAGAACTAAAAATGCTGGTAAAAAGAATTTAAAAGATTAGAAAGAAATAAATCATGGCTATTGAACGTAATCCTTTTGCAGAACAAGGAAGTAACTCTAACATTATTGATTTTAATGTAGAGGCTGGTAGTGAGCCTTTTGAATTAGAAATTGAAATGGAAGAAGATAATGTTGAGAGTGATCTTCATGAGCTTATGGAAGAATTAACTTATGATCATTATGAGAATCTAATCTTTTCTTTAGATAAAGATGAACTTCAAGAAATTGCTAACAAAGTAATTGACGAGTATGAAGCAGATCGTGAAAGCCGTGCAGATTGGGAAGATACTTTTGAACGTGGCTTTGATCTTCTTGGTCTAAAACTAGAAGAAGCTTCTGAACCATTTGAAGGTGCTTGCACAGCCGTTCATCCTCTTATTATTGAATCTTCCGTTAAGTTTCAATCAAAAGCTATTCAAGAACTATTTCCATCAAAAGGTCCAGTAAAGGCTCAAGTTGTTGGTCTTTCCACTCCTGAAAAGGAGCAACAAGCTAATCGTGTTCAGAACTTTATGAATTATCAGCTAACAGACCAAATGCCTGAATATTTTGATGAACTGGAACGTATGTTGTTCCATCTACCAATTTTTGGTTCTGCATTTAAAAAGATTTACTATGATCCTTCTTTAGAACGTCCCGTTTCTGAGTTTGTAACTATTGATCAATTTGTTGTTTCAAATAATGCTCCTGATCTACGTAAGGCAGACCGATATACTCATGTTATCTATCGCAGTCCAAATGATTTAAAGCGTGATATTGTTACTGGATTCTATGGTCTGCCAGACTATACTGACTCAGAATTACCAGAACCTACAGAAGTAATTCCAACAAGTCTTCGTAAGAAGATGGATACTATTCTTGGTATGTCTCCAAACTATACAAGTGATCCACAATATACTCTTCTTGAACATCATTGTTATTTGGAGATTGAGGAAGAAAATGAGAATGAGGGAGAAGAAGATAAAATTACAGTAGCACTTCCTTATATTGTTACTGTTGATCTTGATTCTCGTACTGTTCTTTCAATTCGTCGTAACTGGAGAGAAAGTGATGAAAGAAAAGAAAAACTTTGCTGGTTCACTCATTATAAGTTTGTTCCTGGCTTTGGTTTTTATGGTCTAGGCTACATCCATTTTCTTGGAAACCTTACAGCCACAGCTACGGCTGCAATGCGAAACCTAGTTGATGCGGGTCAATTCGCAAATCTTCCTGGTGGTTTTAAAGCTCGTGGTGTACGAGTTGTAGGTGCAAACGATCCTATTGCTCCAGGCGAGTTTAGAGAAGTAGAAGCAACTGGTGTTGATCTTAGCAAAGCTATTATTCCTCTGCCTTACAAAGAGCCATCAAATACTCTTATGCAAATGCTTAATTTTGTATCTGCAACTGGTCAAAAGTTTGCTGATACAACGGAACAAGTTGTAGCTGATTCTACTAACTATGGTCCAGTAGGTACTACACTTGCTCTACTAGAAGCTTCTACTAAATTCTTTAGTGCAATCCATAAACGTCTGCATCATAGCCAACGTAACGAGTTTCAAATTCTAGCTCGTATTAACTATGATTATCTGCCAAATGAATATCCTTTTGATATTCCTATGATTACAGGTCAAATCTTTAAAGCAGACTTTGATGGTCGTATTGATATTATTCCTGTATCTGATCCAAACGTTCCTTCTTCTGCCCATCGTATTGCAATGGCACAAACTGTTTTACAACTAGCTTCTCAATCTCCTGCTGGTATGTACAACATGAAGGAAGTTAATCGTACAATTCTAGAGGCTTTAAATATCACTGATCCAAATAGGTTCCTTAATCCTGATATGCCTCAACCACAGCCTCTTGATCCAGTTTCAGATATTCGACAAGCTGTGAAAGGACAACCTATTCAAGCTTTTCCAGGTCAAGATCATCAATCTCACATTATTGTAAAACAATCTTTTATTGCTGATCCTACACTTGGGCAAGACCCACTAATGCAACAAGTCGTTCCAATTCTTCAAGCAAATATTCGTGACCATATGATTATGCAATATGAAGAACAAATGGCTGGTATGCTTCGTGCCGGTGTTGAACAAGCTGGTTCTGGTGATGAATCTGCTATTTCTGCAATCACTCAAGGCGCTGCTCAAGAAATTCTACAAAACAATCAACGTATGGCTGAGATGGGTACTGTAGAAGACCTAGAGCGTATGACCCTTGAACTACAACGGCAACAGCTAGACCTAGAAAAAGAAAAACTAAAACTATCGTCTCTACAATCTGCTGCCAAGATTGCTATTGATGAAGAGAAGCTTGATCTTCAACGTGATGATCTAGAAATTTCAGCCGCTGAAAAACTAGCCAAGCTACGTTCTGGTGATACTAACAAAACAAAAGATCGTGATGATAAGTTCCTTATTGAAGTCATGAAACTTCTTATGAAGGAAACAGGAACTAGCGTGGAAGAATTAAAAGAAAAAGTAGACCTTACTCCACAATTTGCTAAAGGTGGAGATGTTCAACTTAGCCCAGAGTTACAAAATTTTGTAGATACTCTTTTGAAAGAACAACAAGAACAAGAAATTCCTTATGTACCTGAATTAGAAGAAACATATCTTCCACAAGAAGAAGTAAAAATTGATTCAGATATTACTCGTGGACCTACTTTAGAAAAAATGTTACCTTCTGAATTGGTTGATTTAGTAAAAGAAAATCAAACTATAGAACAAGCCGGTGAAGGCGATTCTTTAAATCTAGATACTGTAAAAGATTATATAATGGAAAAGCCCCCTGCTGGAGATGTTAAAAATTTGTATGAATATGAAAAGGCTTACAATAGTAATTGGAAGCCTTGGTATGACGCACTTTCTTCCCTTGATTTAGGACTTTTACAAATTAATGATAAATGGGTAAGAGATAAAGACGATCCAACTTCATTTACAAAACTGAACGAAAAGGGAAAGCACACAGACCGAGCTATACGTAATATTATTAAAGAATTAAAAGCTATTGGTGTAGATTATAATGATTTTATGAAAAAGTCTGTAATTGAACGAAGAGAATTACTCATGACTAATGATAATATTAACAAGGCTTTTGGAAAAGGAATATTTGACAAATATGGATTAGAACGTTGGTCTACAAAACCAAAAATAGAAGCAGACCCTAAGTATAAAAAATTATCTACTGAGGAGAAAAAAGATTGGAATAAAATATATCCTATTATTGCAGAACATGAATCTTCAGGTGGAAAAAACCGTCTAGGGAGAAGAAATCGCGTCAATGTGGGTGAAGAGATAGATGCAGGAATAGAAACAACACAGAAAGATAAATAAAATGGCAATTTCTAGATCAAATATTTCTCAACAAATTACCAAGCCAGGACAAAAGAAAATCTCTAAGGTTATGCGTGAGTATAAGGCTGGTAAATTACATTCTGGTTCAAAGAAAGGACCAAAAGTAAAATCTAAAAAACAAGCAATGGCTATTGCTTTGAGTGAAGCAAGAAACGTACAGAAAAAAAGGAAAAAATAAAATGGCTGCAATTAAACAAGAATGGCAAGCTGGTGGCAAGGGTGGAAACAAATGGTTTCCAGAAACTGCCCCACAACAAGGTAAGGCTTCTAAGGGAAAACCTAAAAAGAAAAAGTAATGAAACCTAGTCAACTAATTGATTCTTTTTATATTGAAAAAGAATTAGATACTGCTTTAGAAAATGTTAAAAATAACCTTGCATCTGGCTCTTGTTCATCATACGATGACTATCGTTATCTAGTTGGAGTACATGATGGTATCAGTACTTTAATTGGAATTGTTGATGATCTTAAACATAGATATTTAAAGGATGAACTAGAAGATGCAGAACGTTAAATATAGTGGAGCCGTTAAGAATGATGATTGGATTACGGAAAAGCTAGTACCTGATCCTGATCCACTTCCAGCACTTCCTGGATACCATATTCTCATTCGCCCTGTTTCAATTCGTAAGGAAACTAAAGGCGGCATTCTTCTTCCTGATCAATTTCAAGAAGATGTAAAATACCTTACTACAGTGGGTAAAGTCTTAGCTGTAGGACAAAGTGCTTATCAAGATGAAAATAAGTTTCCTAATGGTCCTTGGTGTAAAGAGGGAGATTATATTGCATATGGTCGGCATGTAGGTCATAAGTTTATGTATAAGGGTGTTCGCCTTCTACTTATTTTTGATGACCAAGTAATCATGAAAGTTGAAAGCCCAGAGAGTTTAGACATTATGTTTAATCTTTCAGCTAATGCAGCGTAACTCGTAGTATCGTTGCCTACGTATAAAAGGAGTGACTTATGTCAACAGAAAATGATAACGGTGGTTGGACCAGTATTGATCCTAAGAAAGCTGCCGTAGCTAAAGAACCAGAAGTATCTTACGATTTAGAAGATGAGGTTGAAAATACTGAAAAGGTAGAAACAAAACCTAATGTAGATAATGAATCTAATTATGAGATTGTTTCGGAAGATGACGAACAAGATAATAGTGAAAATGTACAAGAAATTTCTGAAAAGGAACAAATTTCAGAACTAGAAGGTATTAACAGTAAGGGTGCTGAAAAACGTATTCGTCAACTTGTTCAACAACGTAAGGAACGTGAAGCTCAACTTGAGGCTATGTCTTCTGAACTAAATAAACTTCGTTCAGAACTTATTAAGACACAGCAAACAACAAAGTCATATGAGATTTCTTCTTTATATTCTCGTGAAAATGAATTAAATGAACGAATCAGAATGGCAGAATCAAACTATCTTCGTGCCTATGATGACGGTGAAAAAGAAAAATTACTAGAAGCACAGAATGTTTTAAATGATGCAAAGACTGATCTTAAAATTATTCAAGCTCGTAAGGCCCAGCTAGAGGCTGCACGGGAACAAGAAGAATCAAAATATACAAAAGAATTAGAACAGTATGAAACATATCAAGAAGAGCAACGTCCAGCACAACGCCAACAACAACAAACTCAGCCTCAAGTACAAAGAAAATTAGACCCTCTTGCTTCAGAATGGTTTGAAAATAATTCTAGTTGGTTTGGACAAGATGAAGTTGCAACTACTGTTGCTTTAGCTTTGGATCAAAAATTAAAGAATGAAGGCTATGATCCACAGACAAAAGAGTTTTATAATGAAATAGATAGGCTGCTTAAAGCAGAACTACCTAATAAATTTAATCGTGGGACGGATGCGAAAAAACCGTCTCAAGTGGTAGCAGGAACATCACGTAAATCCTCTCCCAAAGGTAATAAGGTCAAGTTAACTCAAAGAGATGTTGACCTTGCTAAGAAATGGGGGATTCCACTTGACAGGTACGCCGCAGAAAAACATAAGGTAGATAACCTTAACGGCAATTATACAACTATTGAAACTAAACGTGCGTGATAAAGGATAGAAACTAATGACTAATAAAATTAATGATGCAGTTACTCGTGAAGCTCGTGAAGCTTCAACGAGGGATACCAAACAACGAACTTACTATGATTCTGAAAACTGGCTAGATATTCCTTCCCATATTGAAAAAAATTTCCTAGACCAAAATTTCAAATTAGGATGGCTACGAATTTTTATTAATGGTGATGAAGATTTTAAGTCAGTTGGTAAGAAAATTAACGAAGGATGGGAGTTCGTAACTTCCGATGAAGTACCAGAGATGACAATGGGTTATGGATACCATAAGGAAAACGATAGGTTCCAAAATTGTATTGTTCGTGGTGATGTTGCTTTAGCTAAAATTCCTCATGACATCTGGCAAGCCAGGAAACAACGGGGTATTGATCGAAATATCGAAATGAATGAAGCAATTAATCAACGTCTAATGTCAATGCAGGATCGTCGTATGCCTATCTCTAACGCTAGTAAATCTCGTGTTACTGTAGGTAATCGTTCAGTTGATTTTGATAACTAATTAATAGTTAGTTTCTTTCTGTAAAAAAAGACTAAGTTAAAAAAATAAACAAAAAGGAGAAACCAAAATGAGTTCAACTAAGAACCTAACCGGCTTTCACCCTTCACGCAAACGTGGTAGTGCAGCTAACTCCACTGGTTTCAGTCGTTATCAAATTGCCCAGAACAATGCTTCCGCAATGTTCCAAGGTGATCTAGTAAAGATGGACAGTGGTTACGTTACTCCAATTACCACAACTACTGACTATGCAGTAGGCGTACTAATGGGTGTACAATATGTCGATAAGACTTCTAAGCAACCTGTATGGGCTGCTTATATTCCTGCATCTGTTTCTTCAGATGACAGCATTACTTACGCTCTAGTAGATGATGATCCTAACTCAACTTACGTTGTACAGGCTGATGCATCTCTAACAATCGGTGATCTTGCCCTAAACTTTGATGTAACTCTAGGCGCAGGCAGCACCTTCACTGGTCGTTCCGGCTTTGGTATTAAGGCAGCTTCTCGTGTTGCTACCACTGCTATGGTTCGCCCAGTAGCTCTTTATGAGCAACCTGATAATGCATTTGGCGATGCAGCTACAAAGGTAGAAGTCCGTATCCTTCGTAACCAACAATATGACGTTGTTGCTTGCGTTGTTGGGCCAGTTTAATAGGGAGAATGAAAGATGGCTATTAATCGTTCAGATATTTCAAAGGAACTTCTCCCAGGCCTAAATGCTATTTTCGGTCTAGAATATGGTGCTGTTGAAGACGAGCATGTACCACTATACGAAATTGAAAATTCAGATCGGGCTTTTGAAGAAGAAGTTCTATTCACTATGTTCGGTGAAGCTCCAACCAAATCAGAAGGCGCTGCCGTACAATACGACTCAGCTAAGGAAAGCTACACTTCTCGTTACACTCACGAGACAGTTGCTCTTGCCTTTGCTGTCACTGAAGAAGCTATGGAAGACAACCTTTACGACACCTTCGCCAAGGTTCGTGCCAAGGGTCTTGCTCGTGCTATGGCTTCAACCAAGCAAGTTAAGGCTGCTAACACCTTTAACAATGCTTTCTCTGCCAGCTATGTTGGTGGCGACGGTGTGGCTCTAATTTCTGACTCTCACCCAACCATTGGCGATGGCAATCAAAGCAACAAGATTGGTACTTCTGCAATTTCAATCTCAACCATTGAAACAGCAGTTACTGCCATTCATAAGCTAAAGGATGATCGTGGCATTCTAATTGGTGCTTCACCAGTTTCAATCCACATTCCACCTGAACTAGCTTTTGAGACTGATATGCTTCTACACTCCGCTGGTCTACCAAACGGTACTGTTGCATATCCAACCTCCGGTATCGCTCCAAACGATATCAACCCAGTTCGTAACATGGGTCTATTCCCCGGTGGTTTCTATGTAAACCGTCGCTTCACTGATGCTAACAACTGGTTCGTAAAGACTGACGTTCCAAACGGTTCCAAGATGTTCGTTCGTGCACCTCTTGCTACCAAGATGGAGCCAGACTTTGATACCGGCAACCTTCGCTTTAAGGCTCGTGAGCGTTATAGCTTTGGTTGGTCAGATTGGCGCAAGTGGTTTGGCGCTGAAGTCTAATCAATAAATATCTAATGATTAAACATTAGATTTTCTGAAAGACTAGGGGTAGGGATAGCTGTTCGCAGTTATCTCTACCCTACCTTTCATAAATAAAAAGGTGAATAAAGAATGTCAACTCAATTATCCCCTGTTGTTGTAACCGCTACTGGAACTGTAGTTGCAGACTCAGTTCGTATTTCCGGTTTTACTTTTACTAATAAATCAGCATCTCCAGGTGAGGTTACTTTTTATGATTTAGCTTCTGACGGTTCTTTAGGTAATCGTCGTTTTAGTTTAACTGTTCCCACAAGTGGAGAAGTAACTCATACTTATAATGGTCTAAGCGGTATTAAATGCTATAACGGTGTTTATGTTTCCGTAGCTACCGACGTTGTTGGTTTTGTAACTTATATTTAATTAAATGGCTACTTCAGGAACAACAAGTTTTAATCTACAAATTGATGAAATCATTGAAGAAGCTATCTCTCAAATTGGCGGTGAAGTAACTCTTGGTGATGATGTAAGAGAGGCTCGTCGTAGTCTTGATCTACTTCTTCGTGAATGGCAGAACCGTGGATATTCACTTTGGAAAACAGATACTGGAACAACTACACTATCTACTGGTCAAACTACATTTCAACCTGGAAGTAATGTAATTGATTTAATTATTGGAACAATTCGTTCTGATAGTACCGACATTGAACTGCGTCGAATTACTATGGAAGAATATGAAAAGATTCCAAATAAGTCTCAAACAGGTCGTCCCTTACAGTATGCTGTTCAATCAACTACAAGCGCAGGACCAACTGTTTATTTTTGGCCTTTACCAGATGTAGCTACTTATACTTTCCGTTATCGCTATTTTGGATATACTCAAGATAGTTCTGGTTCACGATATAATGCAGATGTTCCTACTCATATGCTTCCTGCTCTTACGGCAGGATTAGCTTTTAAAATGGCATTAAAACGTCCAGGAGTTCCAGATTCTCGTGTAGCTCTGCTAAAACAAATTTACGATCAAGTATTTAATGAAGCTTTTGAATCTGACAGGGATAGAGAAAGTTTATATATAAGACCATTCTTTAGAGTTTAAAACAATGGCAGGAAGAAGAATACAATCTTGGTTTATTTCTGATAGAAGTGGATTTCGTTATCGGTACGCTGATAGAGTAAAAGAAACAGATGGTACGTTAGTTGGTCCTGATGAATCTGATGGACAATTTGATAGAGTAAACCATCCACAAAACAAGTCACCAAGGATTTCTGATTTTATTGTTTTAAAAGATGCTCGTCCAGATACAGTTCTTGCAACAACTGGAGATGCAACTTGGCAACCTAGTATGACAACCTATGTTCCAACAAGTATTACAATGTTTACAACATCATAAAAGATAAGAAAAAGGGAATAAATAAAAATGGCTATTTCATCTGGAATTGCTATTCGGTTTAAAGAAGATAGTCTTAAAGCTGTACATGATTTTACAAGTGCAACATTTAAGATTGCTCTTTATTCCAGTGTAGCTTCATTAAGTAATGGCACATCTGTTTATATTACATCGGCTGAAATTGCCAATGGTAATGGCTATACAACTGGTGGTGAAGCACTTTCAGTTACTAACGTTACTGTAGATGGTAGTGTAGCAATTGTAGACTTTGCAGATGTATCTTGGACAAGTGCAACCTTTACGGCTCGTGGTTGTCTAATTTATAACTCATCACAGTCAAATAAGACTGTAGCTGTTGTAGACTTTGGTGGTGATAAGACAGCAACAAATGGTACGTTTACTGTTCAATTCCCTGTCGCTGGTGCTACAACTGCAATTGTACGTTTAGCTTAATAATATATGGCTGGTTACGGCAGCAATCCTTATGGTTACTATGGGTATGGAATTGATACTCAGGATGCTACCGTTGTTTTAAATAATTCACAAGGGTATGGTTATTGGGGTTATGGTGACTTTGCCTATAGTGAAGCTGATTTAGTAGGAGAAATACAATCTAGTTTAGGATCAGTTGTAGTTACAATCGGTTCTATCTTTGAAATTACAGGACAAGAAGCTACTTATTCTGTAGGAACAGTTGACGTAACTGGTGATGCTTTAATTAGCATTGATGGTCAACAAGCTATCTTTGGAGTCGGTACTCCTCTTGTAGTTATTGATCATGCCGCTGTACCTCAAGGACAAGAAGCAACTTATTCTCTCGGAACTGTAGATACTTTTGCTGGTGCAACTGTAGTACCAACCGGACAAGAAAGTGTTTACTCTGTTGGTAGTGTAGATATTGTTGCTAGTATTACTGTTGAGATAACTGGACAACAAGCTACTTTTGAACTAGGTACTCCAACAGCAGTTGTTGATGTTAATGTACCAATTACAGGCCAACAAGTTAAATACAGTTTAGGAAGTGTAAGTGTAACTGGAAATGCTCTTGTACTTCTAACAGGACAAAAGGCTACCTTTACTGTAAATTCTTCTACTGGATTTGGTTTATGGTCTATTGAACGTGGAAATGCAACAACAGAAAATTGGACAAGAGAACCAGGAACTGGTAGTGCAAGTTGGACTAGAGAATTAGGCAGCGGTACAACGGAAACCTGGACAGTAGAAAGAAGAAGGGCAGCGTAAATGCCAGCATTAACTTATAATACTTTAGTGTCACAAGTTCAAGACACCCTTGAAAATGATGATACAGATTTTGTAAATGCTATTCCAGATTTTATTCGACGGGCAGAAAATCGTATGACTCGTGAGCTTGATTCAGAAGGATTAACTGAATATGCTACGAGTAACTTTACTGCTTCTGATGCATTTTTAAGTATGCCTTCCAATATACTTATTGTAAAGAATGTTAATTACATTAATTCAAGTGGAAGCCGTGTATCACTTCTTCTTCGTACAAAGGAATTTACAGAAGATTACTGGCCTGTACGTTCTTCTGTTGGTGTTCCTAAATATTATGCCAAATTTAGAAATGATAAACTTATCATTGTACCAACTCCCACATCAGCTAATGTAGTCGAGTTAGAGTATGTTGTTCAACCTTCTACTTTAAGTACAGGAAAACAAACTAATTACTATACTAACTTTTGTGCTAATGCATTGTTCTATGCTACTATGGTAGAGGCATGTTATTACATGAAAAACTTTACTGCTGCACAAGTTTGGGATGGTCAATATCAACGAGCCTCACTGACCCTTGTTAACGAGGCAAGACGTAATCGCAGAGACGATATGGAAACTGTAGCTTCACCCGCAGGAAGTGGTGATACTTTAATTGACGGAGCTAGATAAAAATGCCTAGTACATATACCACACGTATTCGACTAGAGAAACAAGCAACGGGTGAAAACTCTAATACTTGGGGTAGCCGACTTAACTCCAACGTATTTTCACTTGTAGACCAAGCTGTTGCTGGATATACCTCAATTGCTTTAGCAGCAGATAGCGTAACTCTTAGTGTAGAGAATGGTTCTGTTGACCAAGCTCGTAGTGCAATTCTTGAACTGCATGGTACACTAACATCAAGTGTAGATGTTATCATTCCTTCTGTAACAAAACAGTATCTTGTACGTAACAATACGTCTGGTGCCTTTTCTGTTACAATGAAATGTGCTGGTGGAGACGGTACTGCTGTTCCACAAGGTTATGCTGCAATTATGTATTGCGATGGCGTTTCTGTACGATCTGCTTTTGGTACAGGAGCTTCACGAAATATTGGTACAAGCGTAACTGAAATTCCTGATATTTCAATTGCTGATGCTCGTTATGTTCAAACTTCTTCTGATTCAACAATTACTGGCTCCAAAACATTTACTAGCGTAACAAACTTTGATAATATTGTAAACGTATCTGGTGCAGCACGAGGTACAATCATTACTCTTACAGATGCAGCTTGCATTGCAGTTTCTTCAAGCAACGCAAATAACTTTGTTGTAACTCTAGGCGGTAATCGTACTTTAAAAGCAATGACCCCTGCACAACCAGGACAAACAGGACTTATCTATGTATACCAAGATGGAACTGGTAGTCGTACTCTTGCTTATAATAGTGTTTATAAGTTTGCTGGTGGGACTGCTCCAACTCTTACTACAACTGCTTCCGCTGTTGATATTCTTTCTTATAGTGTACGTACTTCAACAGCAATTGATGCAGAACTAAAGGCAGACTTTAAGTAAAAAAGGGAATAGTTATTAATGTCTATCGTAAGAGTACCTTTTAGTTTAACAGGCGGCGTTGCTGCTGACTACGTCCCTGCTGGCGCAATTTGGCTTGACGGTAGCGCGGACTATCTGACGAGGACACCCGGCAGCGCGGGAAACCGAAAGACCTGGACTTACAGCACCTGGATTAAACGGTCGGGCCTTGGCTCCGATCAAGTTTTTACCCCAGGAGCATTGGGTAGTACCGGTGGTGGTTACTACGTTCAATTTGATAGCAGCGATACGCTCACGTGGTATGCGTATTATAATGGCTCGTCATGGATCGGTAGGTTGACCCCAAATGCCGTATACCGTGATCCGACTGCATGGATGAACATCGTAATTGTATTCGATAGCACGCAAGCGACGGCCTCGGATAGATTGTCGTTGTTCGTAAACGGCACCAAGATTTCCTCTTTCAGTGTTGAGAGTTACCCCGCGCAGAATGTTGACGGACCAACAAACAACAACCAGCAGCATTGGCTCGGGTGCAATGTCAGCACGGCGCAGTTCTACAACGGCTATTTGTCCGAGTGTGTCATGCTCGACGGCTATCGTTCAACGGATGCCACTGAGTTCGGTGAATACGACACTAATGGCAACTGGGTTCCGATTGATCCTACCTCTGTAGTCACAGCCAACAAAGGCACCAATGGTTTCTGGCTAGACTTTGCTGACAGCGCCGATCTTGGCAAAGACGTTTCAACAAGCGTTACTAAAGTTCCTGCTAGTGGTTCATATATTGGTGATTTAACTGGTGGTGGTGGATTAGCCGCCGCATTCAACAATACCATTGATACCGGCGCAAACGGTGCCGGTGGCTATAGTACAGCCGCAACCTCATTTTATCTTGGTATGGATCATGGTAGTGGCGTAACTAAGACCATTACTGGATTTAAAATTTATCAACCAAGTAACGGACGTATTCATTCAAGTGCGTCACATACAATTCAACTTTACGGTTCTAACTCCGCACCTACATCTGAAACAGATGGAACAGTTTTATTTTCAGGTACGTTTGACGACACGCCAGCAAGTGGTGGGTATTCTTCATATAACTCTGGTATTACAACAAGCACAGCTTATCGCTATCACTGGATACGTTTTTACGGCATGTCCAGCGCAACTAACTCCGTTGCTGAGTTTCAAATGTTTGAAGGTGGAACAGATTTACCAAACTCGTTCTTCCCAATCAGCATGTCAGCCGCCAACGCCACTTCTGATCGTCCTGCTGACGATGCGGACAACGATGTTGGAAACTATGCAACTTGGAACCCAAACAGCAAAGCGGGAATGACTTCAAATGCGACATATTCGGAAGGAAATCTAAGAGCATCGTCAGGCGCGACAGGTTGCAACTTGCAAACGTCAATCGCGGTGGGTTCCGGTAAATGGTACTGCGAGTTTCTAGTTAACTCCGCTGCCAGCAACTATCCGCTTCTAGGCGTATCCGATCCGTCCATTGATGAAAATGGTTGGGTTTGGGTTGGTGCTGGCGTCAGGTCAGGGGACGGCTACAAAACAGATTACCCGTTTGATAGTTCCGACGCATACGGCGCAGCGTACACATCTGGCACGGACGTAGTTATGTGTGCTATGGACCTTGATAACGGTGCCGTTTGGATGGGGCTTAACGGTACGTGGTGGAATAGTGCAACGTCATCGGAAATTGCAGCCGGGACAACCACAAACGCACTTTCTACATCGGCGGAATGGGCCGCGTTAGGTGACGGAACCCCGCTTTGCTTTGGTGCTGGCGTTTACACCGCAGACGTAACTATTAGGACGAAAGAATCGGCTTGGTCTTATTCGGCTCCAACTGGTTTCAAGTCACTAAACACGGCGAACCTTCCCGCCCCAACGGTTACTGATCCGTCTGCATACTTTTCAGTCGGAACCCATACAGGTTCGGGTTCTACTGATAGTTATGATAGTGGCCTTGATAGCATTGGGCTGTTGATTGCCAAGCGTTACGATGGTGCTGCCGGTTGGGAATGGTTTGACGCGGTTCGTGGAGCAAATTCACTACTTCAATCAAACAACGCCGATGACGCTGTAACCAAAACTGGTTTCAGTTTCAGTGGCGGTACGTTCAACTTTGACAACACGGCAAACCTTGGCCAATCCGGCACTAACCATGTTGTCTATACGTTGAAGGCCAACGGTGCGGGTTCTTCCAACACCGATGGTTCAATTACTTCAACGGTAAGTGCTGCCGCTCATGGCGGATTTTCAATTGGAACTTATACTGGAACTGGAAGTGCTGCTACAGTAGGACACGGACTATCTCGTGCACCAGAATGGGTAATTGTAAAAATGATTGCCGGAACTGGTACGCAGACCTGGACAGTGTTTCAGAAAGACATATTTGATGGGGCAAGTAACGCATACATTATCTTAAATCTTCCTGACGCCAGTACTAGTGGTGCTTCGTTTAGTAGCACAGCCCCAACGGCCAGTGTGTTTAGCGTTGGCAACGATGCAACAAATCAAAGTAGTTCTACTTTTGTATTCTATGCCTTCGCTAAAACACCTGGGCTTATTGCTAGTGGGAAATATACTGGCAACGGTTCTTCTACGGACGGTCCTTACGTTGTCGTTGATGACGGTGCATCCGGGTTCCGTCCTAAATGGCTGATGGTTAAGCGAACGGATGGTGCTTACGATTGGCAGATCGTTGACGCGATTCGCGACACATACAATCCGGTCAACAAGAACCTATCCGCGAACCTCAGCGTAGCAGAAGGTTCCGGTTTGAATGTTGATTTTACAGCCAATGGGTTCAAGTGGCGCGTTGCATCTAATAGCGTAAACGCCAGCGGCGGAACATACATCTACCTAGCCTTCGCGGAATATCCGTTTGGTGGCGAAGATGTCGCTCAGGCGAAGGCACGGTAAACTACAATGGAGTTTGGTATTCGTGAACTTATTCAGTTTGCAACTTTACTTGCTTCTCTTGCTGGTGCTTTTGCAGTTGTTAAATCTCAAGTTTCTAGAATTATTCAAGATTTAACACAACTACAGAACTACGTAAGTAAACTAGAAAATAGATTAGAAGCAATAGAAAGTGGACAAGCTGTAATTAAACATCAAGTTGGAGTATTTTCAAATATTCTTGCACCAGCTAAATTAGAACAAAACCATAAAGCAATTGCTGAATTACAAACTGAAATGAGAGTTGTTCATAAAAATTTAGATAAAATTTATAGCATGCATAACGGTAGTCACCCACCAGTAGGAGCTAAATAAGAAATGAAACTAGAAGAACCAACAAAACAAATTATTGATGCTGGTGCTGGTGTTGTTACCATTGGTGCAATACTGGAAATGGTTCCAGAAATTACTGCTGTACTTTCTTTAATTTGGGTTGTAATTAGAATTTTAGAAACAGAAACTATTAAAAATGTTATTAACAAATATACTAAGAAGGATGATTAATCATGTGGGCTAAAGTAGAAAATGGACAGATTATAGGAATTGTCCGTGGTAATCAAGGTGTAACTGTAAACGGAACACAATATCCGTCTTCTATCTTTAAGCTTTGGTCTAAAGAAGAGTTACGTGGTATTGGCTTTGTTCCTTACTCTATTCAAAAGGGTGGAGATACTCGTTTTCAAACAGAAGGTGGCGTTGTCAATAATCTTAGTGATGACGGTACGGAAGCAATTGGAGTAACTCAATATACCGACAAGAATTTAGAAGATATTCTTGTTGTTGAAGAAAATGGCGATGGAGTTTTTCCAGTTATTGATCCTAAAACTGGCGAACAAATGGTACAAACTGGTCTAAAAACTCAATACAAGGATCAAAATAATCAAATCTGTTACTCAAAACTTTCTGTATCAGATTGGTATGTAATTCGTGCAACTGAAACAGGTGGTACTGTTCCTGATGCAATTACTGTATATCGTTCTGCTGTTCGTACAAAAGCCAATGAAATTGAAGCAGCCATTAATGCTTGTTCAACAATGGATCAATTCAAAGCTTTGTTTGTAATACCAGTTGATGGAGATGGAAAACCAACAGGTAATGCGCCAATTAGTGATTGGCCTGAAGAATAATGAATAAGTTTAAAAAGTTATTCATTGGATTTTTATTTTTTTCATTAATTAGTGTTTTTACATTTAAAGTAAAGGCTGAAGAAAGTTTTCAAGTAGGACAAATTCCATACATTAATTTTTTCTGTAAAGATGAAAAATCAATGTTAGCGATAGCAGAAGCAGATGTAGCTGGTTATCAACAATCTAATTTAGTAGCTAAAATGCTAATGCAATTTGGACAATGTGTTTTTTCTCCTTACCCTGTTCAAATTGAAATTGTATCAATAGTTATGGATTATGTAGATTACGAAAAGAAAAAAGTACAAGTTATAAAAGGTAAAATTAAAGATACGTTTGTTTACTCAGGACTGTATGCTTATCAAGCTCCTAAAGTTCCATTTAAAAATAAAGAAAAAAGAACATAAGAATAATAAAGGAATGGAATGTCTACAGATACTAAACGAGTACCTATAGATTTCAAAGCTGGTATTAACCGAGAAAATACACAATATACAACAGGTGGATATTGGTATGATGTAAACCGGGTTAGGTTTCGTAGCGGTAAACCAGAAAACATTCGCGGTTGGCAGAAAAAATTAAATACTCAGTACAATGGAATTGCCAGAACAATTACGTCCTGGGCTTCTCTTTCTGGTAATCTATATGCCGCCTTTGGAACTGATCAACTGTTATATCTTTATAATGGTGGAGCAATCTTTGACATTACTCCTGTAAATACTTCTGCAACAACTTCCGCTACTTCTCCTATTATGTATACAAGTACAGGAAGTACGAAGATTGTAGTAGATTGGGTAAGTCAAACTCCTGATCTTTCTCAAATTGGTCTTACACAAAATACTTTTGTTATTGTTAGCTCCGGTGGAGATAGTCTTGGTGGCATTTCTTTAGACGGACAGTTTAGAACTTCTATTCCTGCTAATCTTTCTACTAATCGTTATTTTAAAATTATAACAAATACAACCGCTGTCTCTGATGCAAATAGAACTTCTGCTACTAACTTTAAATTTCTTTTAAATGCTGGTAGCCAAACACAAGTAGAAGACCTTGGTTATGGTACGTATCTTTGGAATGAACCAAGAGCAAACGGACAAGGCTACGGTGTACCAGCTTCTGTAGGTACAGGATTTGCTGTTCTTCCTCGTAACTGGTCCTTGTCACAATGGGGTGAAGATTTAATTGCTTGTCCACGTAACGGTTCTATTTACATTTGGAATGAAAATGGTGGAACAGGACAAAGGTCTACTATTATTACAAGTTGTCCAACACAAAATACTTTAGCACGAGTATCTCCATTGGATAGACATCTTATTGCTTTTGGAACAATGACACTTACTTCTGTTTTTGATCCAATGCTTATTCGTTGGTCTAATCAAGAAGACTATAACGACTGGATTACATCTGTTGGTAATACTGCTGGTGAACAAAGAATTGGTGATGGTTCAAAGATTGTTGGAGCAATCAACTCACGTAACCAAATTCTAGTTTGGACTGATAACGCTCTTCATAGTATGACTTATGTAGGTGTTCCATTTGTGTTTTCATTCCAACAACTAGGAACAAACTGTGGAGCCGTTGGTTTACATGCAGCGGTAGAAGCAGATGGAAGAGCTTTCTGGATGTCTTTTAAAGATTTCTATATGTATGATGGTGCATTAAAAGCTCTTCCTTGTACAGTCAGTCAATACATTTTTGATGATATTAATACTTCATACTTTGATAAGGTATTTGCTGGGTTTAATAAAGAGTTTACAGAAGTAACTTGGTTATATCCTGGTAATGGTAGCACAGAATGTAATAAATATGTTACTTATAATCCTTCTGAAAACTGGTGGAGCTATGGCGAAGCTAAATGGACTACATGGGAAGATAAGAAATTATATGATACAATATTAACTACAGGTAATGATTCATATCTTTATGATAATGAACCAGATGATGTATATACTGGTGATGGTGCTGCTATTGATTCCTTTGTTCAAAGCGGATCATTTGACTTAGATAAAGCTTCATTTGGAAATAATCTAGTATTCGTTGATCGTATCATTCCAGACTTTGATTTCTTTAATACTGGTGGTGATGTAAATATTACAGTAAGTTTTAAAAGGTATCCTCAATCCTCTACACAAACTGATAAAGGTCCATTTAACGTATCTCAAAATACCGAAAAGATTAGTATGCGTGGAAGAGGAAGAGATGCTACTATTAAAATTGAAAGAGGAACTAAACCAAATACTGGTTGGAGATTTGGTGCTATCAGTTTAGATATGGTTCAAGACGGGGAACGTTAAATAAATGTCTACTGGTAACAGAAATATTCAACGTTATCCAGACTTTCCTCGTATTGTTCCAGAAACAATTGAAGAAGGTTGGAATGGAATTATTAGATGGGCGGCAAGTCTTGTTCGTTCACTGGAAGAAAAAGAATCTCTTAATATCTTTAATGTTTTAATTGATCAAAATAAAAGTATTCAAGTAGATGGAAGAATAAGAGTAGGAGATACGGCAGCATCCGTTACTGCACAAGCTGGTGATATTAGATTTAATACATCAACAAACAAACACCAAGGTTATGACGGTACTAGCTGGAATGATTTATATTAATAAATATTAAAAGGGAATAATTAAAAATGAACAATAATTATTATAGTCAAAATTATAATCCAGATACCGGAGTAGAAGAGTACGGTCTTGGTGGTATTGTCAAAGCTTTAGCTCCAATGGCTGTAGGATTTCTAACTGGTGGTGCCGGTCTTCCATTATATGCTTCTCTTGGTCTTGGTGGACTTACAGGATATGCTTTAGCTGGTAGAGATAGAGGATTTCTTGATTTTGTAAAAGGTGCTTTAGGCGCTTATCCTGGCGCTTCTCTACATGGTATTGGATCAGAAGCAGTAACAGCGGCTGATGCAGCGGCGGCTGCTGATGCAACGGCGGTTGCTGATGCGGGAAAAGTATTTGCCCCACAAGCTATATCAGATGGTACTGGAACAGTGTCTTCTTTTTTAAATCAAGGGTATACTCCAACAGCTACTGGTTTTTCTGGAATTGAAAAATCTATCTCTGGATTAGGAGATGTTCTAGGCCGAGAAGGTGGCTTAAAATCAATTCTTAAAGGAAGTGCTGAAGGAGCTTTACCATATGCTACAGAACTTGGTCTAGCTGGACAATTTATACAAACTCCCGCTGAGATGGGTGGATCAAGTGCAGCCTTTGGTGGTGATATGTCTGCACCTACTGGTGGAATGACTGAAGAACAAAAAGAAGCTTATCTAAAAAGCCTTGGCAGAACACCTTATACCGCTCCTAATGTTGGTATTGGTTCTACCAAAGGTCCAGTATTTGCTGCTGCTGGTGGTGGTAAAATTCCAGGAGAAGGTCTAGAAAGTGGTAGCTTTGTATTACCCGCTGATGTTGTTTCTCATGCTGGTGATGGTAATACAAATGCTGGTATCTTCCGTCTAAACAAAATGTTTGGTGGTGGTTCAGCTTCCTATGCACTTGGTGGTGGTGTTAAAGGACCAACTGGTGGATTAGATGATCTACGTCAAACTACAATTGATGGAAAACGTGCAGCCGCTCTTTCAGATGGTGAGTATGTTGTTCCTCGTGATGCTGTTAGTAGATTAGGTGGCGGAAGCAATAAAGAAGGTGCAGAAAAGTTGTATAATTTCATGAAGAATATTAGATTAAACAAAACTGGTAAGACACAACAGCCTCAAAATAGTCTAACTCTTCAAGGTCTACGAGGCATGATGGCTTAAAATTATGGAGTTTAAATGTCTAATGAAAAAATGGAAACAGAGTTTTCCATTATTCCTTCGGAACATATTTTAAAAGTTTGGAATAACATTGCACCTTTATTAGAAAGATTAATTGAAAGACAAGGGTTTTCTTCTTTAGAGAAAGAATTTAAAAAACTAGCGATAAATAAAAGCCATACACTTTGGATAGCTTGGAATAAAAAAGATTTTAATGATGTTGTCATGGTTCTTCAAACGAGAATTTATGATAATATTTTACAAATTGAATCATGCGCTGGTAAGGATTTAAATTCCTGGATGGATTGTTATCTTGAACATTGTGAAACTCTAGCACAATATGGAAGAGATAATAACTGTAAAAAATCTGTAATTTTTAACGGAAGAAAAGGTTGGAGTAAAATTCTTTCTAAAATAAATATGAAAGTAACAGGATACAGCTACGAAAAAGAATTGTAGGAAATAATAAAAATGAAAAAGATCGTTCTTGATAAGCTAACAATTAAACAAAAGATTAAACTATTTAATCAGCTTTATAATGATATTGCTGATTGTGGTATTAATGGTGACACAGAACTTGCGCATGTTAATAAATATGAAGCTGCTGTTCTTCGTGCTATGGGTGGATCAGGTACTGTAAACAAGTGTACTAATCTTGTTCAGTACTTTGGTGGTGGTGGTTCACCTCCTGCTCCTCCTCCTGCTTCAGAACAGGTTGTTAAACAAGTATCTGATCTTCCAGAATATGCAAAGCCATATGTAGAACGTCTTTTTGCTCGTGCAGAAGAAGCTTATCAAGAACCTTATGTACCCTATACTGGTCAACGTCTCGCTGAAGTAACTCCAGAACAACGTGTAGCTTTTTCTGGTCTTGAGTCTTTTCTTACTGAAGTTGATCCTGTAACTGGTGAACGTACTTTCAAAGCCCCTGCTCAACAAGAATTAGATATTGCTAAAGGACTAGCTGCTCAAGGAACGGTTGGACTTGGTGATATTAGTGCAGAACAGCTTAAAGAAAAATATATGTCTCCATATCAACAAGCTGTTACAGATATTCAAAAACGTGAATTTGCAAAAGAAGCTGCAAGGCGTGAACAACAACGCGCTGCTCTTGCTGGAAAGGCAGGAGCTTTTGGTGGTAGTCGTGATGTTTTAGAACGTATGCTTGGTGAAGAAGCTACTCAACGTGGATTAAGTGATATTGAAGCTACAGGTTCTCAAAAAGCATATGAATCTGCACTTCAACAATTCCGTGCAGATCAAGCTGCTAAAATGGGAGGAGCTGCTCAATTTGCTCAGTTAGGTCAATCAGAACAAGCTCTTGGATTATCAGGTCTAGGTGCTTTACAAGCTGCTGGTGAAGCTCAACGTGGTTTACAACAACAGCCTCTTGACATTGCTTATGAAGAATTTGCAAGACAGCAAACTTATCCATTACAGCAAATTCAAGACCTTAGCGGTATCTATCGTGGATTCCAAATGCAACCATCTACTTATAAAACTGCTGCTACTTATCAAGCACCACCTAGCCTTGGTCAACAACTTCTTGGTGCTGGTTCAGTTGCCGCTGGTATTGCCTCTGGTCTTGGTAAGCCTTTATTTGGTGCCGGGGGTGGTTTAGTAGGACTAGCCAATGGTGGAATGGTAGAGAAATATCAAAAGGGTGGTTATCCATTAAGTGATGCACAATTAGAATTATTAAGTCAATTTGGTATTGAACCAGATGATTCAATAGAAGATTTATCAGAAGTTACACCATATAAAACAGATAATCCTTATTCTGGATTTGCAAAACCAAAGGGGAAGGACATTCCTCAGATACAAGAATCAATTGATGAAACTTTTGTTTTACCACCAGAAGTTTCTGGTGAGGGTGATATTATACAACCAACTTATTTTGATAAATTAAAAGAATATAAAAGAATTGCAAATCTTCCTATAACAGTTGAGGGAGGTTTTAATGATGATCTAAATATAGCTGATATAGCTGATCTACCTTTATCAAGTGATATATCTAAACCAGAAGAAAAAGGTGGTAAGCCTAAACAAGACGATAAAAAAGAAAAACCATTCTTTAATCTTGAAGCTGCACTTCCTTATTTTCAAGCTGCTGCACAATTTACTAGACCAGGGCAAGATACAGCTACTGCTGCTCTAGCTGGTCTAAAAGAATTTGCTGGTGCAAAAAAGCTAATGAGAGAAGCTGAAACAGAAGCTGAAAAACGTAAAATTGATAAACAATATAAAGAAGCATTAGCTAGCCAAGCTTTAGCACAAGCTGAATATATGAAGAAAAAACCTGATATTGATTTTTCAAAACTTAAATCTGAAGAAAGAGATAAGTTAATTGAGTCTTTCAGAAAACAAAAAGAAGCTTATATTAAAGCTCAAGCTGACTCATCTGGAAATCCTGCCTTAGTAGATAAGTACCAAACGGTAATAAATGAACTAGATGTATTATTAAAACGTGCTATGCAAGCTAAATATGGTAATCTATTTACTCCTGCAACACCACTTCGTGCAACTGAAAAAAAGTAACTAAATAATGGTTGAAAGAACTTATTCAGTTCAAAATGATGACGGTACTGTTAGAGATATAGCCGTTGATATTCCATCTTTTTATGACGAGACTCAAGAAAAAAGAGACTTTTATGTAAATGATATTTATTTACCTTATGAAGATTCTGGCTTAAAAGCCGCTCAAGAAAATCCTGATCATCCATTCTCATCCCTTCCTGATTGGGCTGCACGAGGTTTCTATCGCCTTGGAGAAATGGCTAATGTTGCTCAAGTTCGCCTTGGTTTTGACAATCCAGAAAATGCTGCAAAAGATATTCAAGATTATCAAAACTATTTAGCTCAGGTTCCTTACAGTAAAGAAGTAGAAGAAGCTATCACCGCTCTTGGTACTGCTGAAAGCGTTGGAGAGTTTTGGGATGCAGCTACAACAACCGCTGGCCTAAAAGCTATTGGAACTGTTGTTGGTGAATCCTTTGCTACGTTTGCTCCAGCTTTAGGCGCAACAGCTTTAGCTGCAATTGGTGGTGCTGGTCCTGTTGCCTTAGCCTCTGTAGCTGGTCTTGGTAGTTTAGCAACAGAAGTAGGTGCTTCTACTCTTGAGGCTATGAATGAATATCTTGTAGAACAAACAGGAAAGCAATCTCCTTTAAAAGATGATAAATTAGTAGCAGACCTTCTTAAAGATGAAGACAGAATGGCTGAGTTTGAAGCCTTTGCTGTTAAACGTGGTATTCCAATTGCTGCCGTTGATGCTCTTTCTGTTGGTTTTGCTGGTAAATTAGTAGGTGCAGTTCAAAGGTCAAAAAAGGCAGCGGAAGAAGCAGGAAGAACATATTCTAAACTTAAAGTACCCGCTGCTATTGGTACGGAAGCTCTTGTTATTCAGCCTACTCTTGGAGGTGCTGGTGAATTTGCTGCACAGATTGCATCTGGTCAAGATGTTAAACTAGGTGAAATTCTTCTTGAAGGTGTAGCAGAAATTCCAGGCGGTACTTTTGAAATTGGCCTTGGTTTAATGTCTCGTAATAAGGGACAGGAAGATACTGAAGCCAGAGAAACTACTGTAGAAAATCCTGTTTCAGAAGAAGTTCGTGGTATGGGTTCTGCCACGGCTCAACTTAAATTCGTTGATAGTATTTCAGCAGATGATGAACTTAATACAGTTCTTAGAGATTTATCCGCTGGTGGTGATAAAGCTAAACCATATCTTGATCGTATTCTTAATTGGGTAAATCCAAGTGAAATTAAAAAAGATAATTGGATTGTTAAAAAGAATTTTGATGATATTTTTGGTTTTGAAAACAAGAAAAGCAAGGAAGCTTTAACGGAATATCTTATTAAAGAAGGCTATGTCGAACCAAAGAAAGGTTCTAAAAATCTTTTAGATTGGACTGCTAAAGCAGAAGAAGAATTTAATATTGAATATCAAGCTTCTCTAAATAAAGAGAAAGATAGAAAAACATATTATGATTTAGGCCAATTAAAGGGTGAGCTAACAAGACAATTAAAAACTGCTGATGGGCGTTCTGCTCCTAGACTTCAAAGACAAATTCAAGCTGTAGAAGAAGAACAACAAAGGTATCGTTATGCAGCTACGGATAAGCCATCTCCAGAATGGCACATGCAAGCCACTCGTCAAAGACAGCTTGCTCCAGAAGATATAACATATACTGATATAAAACAAGCTGGTTTTGTTCCAAGTTACATAACAACAGAAGGGCAAGCTAGAACATTTGCAGAACAAAATAATATTTCAGAAGATCAAATTCCAAATCTAATTGGACAACTTACATATCGTCTTGGTGAGGGATTATATCAAGATTATCTAGCTCAACGTTTAGATGCTAGAGAAAAACAAATTCTAGAAAAAGAAAGACCTTTCATTCTTCCTAATCGCATCAAGACTTCTCTTGATGGTGTTCTTAAACGAGTTGGATTACAGAATGATCGTACTGGTAAACCATTTGCATCTGCACAAGATATTGCCAATGAGTATACTGAGTTAAAAGAAACACAGAAACTTATTGAAGAACAACAAGCTGTCAATGACGCTACAAATACTCAACAAACTGAACAACAAAAGAATGCGTCGAAGAATATTCAAGATCGTTTAAAACGTATGGAGAATATTTTTAAATCTGGTATTTGGAAAAGAACTAGTAGAGAAAACGATGTTGTAATTCCTACTCCTTACTTTGAAATGGACAGCCAAAGCCCAGAAAGACAACAGCGAATTGATAACATCAATACAAAGTTTGCTCTTAATGATGCAAATGTTTCTATTCTTCCAGAGAAGATTAAAGCTCCTGGTGATATAATTCTTGATGTTGATTTACAAGCTTTTGTTGATAAAGAAAAAATTAAATTACTAGAAGACCCTGATTCTGAAGAACAGCTAGTTGATGAAATTAAAACTATGCAGTCTGTATCAGAGGTTCTTGATCCTGCTCAACCTGTATCTCAAGACTTAAATCAAAATAATATCAAAGATATATATTTAACCGATATTGAAGACGCAGCTAATAAACTATTCTTTTCTCCAGAATTAGTAACTGAAGAAGAAATAGCAGCAGCGGCACCACAATTAAAAGAATATTATGAAGGTTTAGATTTAGCAAAGAGCGGTAAAACTCTATGGTCAAATGCATGGAGCCTTACTCTACCAACTAGAATTGCAGAAAAAGTTCCAGCATTTAGAAAATTTTATGATATTTTATTAGTAGGAAGACGAGCAAGTCGTGAACAAAAGAATATATTTGGTTTTCAAGGTTTAAGAGATTTCTTTACTAAAACAACTGGTGAAGAACAGAAGATAATTAGTAAGTTTGCTGTTATTCTTGATGCTCTTGGTACTTCTAAACAAGTTAAATTAACTGTAGATAAAGAAAGTGGAGATGCAATTCTAACTATTGCTCCAGAACCAGTTGCTACGATTGATCCTGAAACAAATGAAGTATCTACGGATATTGATGCAGATCACTACAGAACTATTCTAGCTAGTCTTAATGTTCAGCCTGGAACCATTCGCCTACCTAAAAAGCTTTTTAATAAATATAATGAAGCAAGACGAGGATTTGACCGTATGTATGAAACGGTTGGTCGTGGCTTCATTCGCTTCTTCTTACAAAAAGCTCCTCTATATGGAAATATTAAAGAGGCACAGGGAGATACAATGACTGTTCTTAATGATAAGATTAGACAGTCAGTTCGTATGTATCTAAATGATCTTTCAAAATTAGTTCCTCTTTCTACTTTAAATTTTGAAATTATTCCAAGAGGAAATAAAAATCCAATCACTGTTAATATTATGGATTTAGAATCATATACAAAAGATTTAAATAATAATCAATTAGCAACTCAAATTTTAACTAAATTTAAAGATGATAATAAAGATACATTTAAAAAAGGAAGTAGAGAAAATCTTTTAATAGATAATGTAATATCTCAGCTTAATATTATTAAATTTATTAATGATTACGAAACAACAAAAACACGTAATCCATATTATATTCCTCGCCAACGTCAAGGAGATTTTTTCTTTAAAGTCTATGATAATAAACTTAAAAAGATTATTCACTATGAAACCAGTACTCCAAGAATTTTAGATAGCGATTTTACTCCTCGGTTTATTTCAGATCAAAGAAAGAGACTAAATGAACGATTAAAACAACTAAAAGAAAGTGGTATTTATGCTGATTCAAAAAGATATACAATATCTGAAATAGGCACCAGAGTAGAAACTAAGAAAGATATTCTAAAAAAATTAGATGTTGAGGATATTGGTATACTTCAAAGGTTGGCAGATGCTTTTGGATATAACAAAGATAAAGATCAAGTAAAAGAATTTATTGGACAGTTAGAAACTGCAATTACTACAGATGGCTTCAACAAGTTTCTTGAAACTAGAGAAGCTAAAAATGTCGTTAATGGTTATTATACTCCTGCTACTGCTGATAATTATCTTGCATATTCTTTAAGTAATTATATTCGTACAGGTTCAGATACTGCCTCAAACCTTGAATATTATCGTCCTATGAGAACAGCTTTAAATAAGCTTGCAGAAGAACTAGGAGAAAACCATAAACTAGTTAAAACTGCTGAAAAGCTAGTTGAAAATATCAATGATCCTGCTGATGCTGGTTCTGTTTTAAAAGGACTAACATTCCATTATACAATTGGCATGAACTTTAGTTCTGCTATTGTTAACTTAACACAGCTATTTGTTGCTACTCTTCCAGTTCTAAAAGTTGTTGTTGGAAAAGGCTCAACAAGAGAACTACTAAAAGCAATGAACGATGCTAGACTTTTATTTAAGCTTTCTAAGGATCGTTTAGATACTTATGGTTTTAATTTTGAAAGCCCAACAGTTCCTCAACAAGTAAAAGGTAAAATTAGTCAAGATGAATGGAACATGCTACGTGATCTTCACTCTCGTGGCATTATTCAAGCTGTAACAAGTATCGACTCTGGAGCCAATCTAGCAAGAACATTAGGAGAGTTAAATAATAGATTACCACCTAACGCTGCTCAAGCTGGTGCAAAAATTTTAGAAGCTAGTTCTTTCATGTTTGGTGCGATAGAGCAAATTAACCGTATCACAACTGCCTTAACGACATACAGACTAGCAAAGAAATCTCCAAGTAATCTCAAGAAGCTTGATGATTATTCAAAATACACTGTGTATTCTACTCGTAAGACAACTCCAACTCAAGCCGCTGAAATGATGGTTATGAAGACACAGTTTCTAATTAGTAAGGAAAACAGGCCAGAGCTATTCCATAAAGGATTTTGGAATATTGCTACACAGTTTATGCCTTATGTTATTAACTATGTTGGTTTGTATGCTCAAGCACTATCAATTGCAAAAGTAGATAAGAAACTAGGAAGCGCATTACTAGGTTCTATGGTTCTAAGTATGCTTTTCTTTGCAGGAGCTATGGGACTTCCTTGGATGGAGAATATGAAACAACTTCTCCAAATGCTGTCTAAAGCAGTAAGTGACTATGAGTTTGATCTTGAAACCGGAATGAGACAAACCTTGGCTAGCCTTGGAATTACAGGCGTAGCTAACGACATCTTAATGAGCGGTGTATTTGGACAACTTACCGGCATTGACCTTAGACGCCGTGTAGGTGTTGGTGAAGTTATTCCATTTGATCTTATGGCTGGTGATCTATCCGTTGCATATGGACCAACTGGAAGCGTTGTTATTGATGCCGGTCGTAAGGCACTTGAAGCATTAAAACAAAAAGAATTTAATGCTGTTGAATTTGCAACTGCTTTCCTACCCGTTGGTATTAGAAATGCCTACGATGCAGCCGCTACTCAATTCCTTGATAAACCAGTACGTACAACTCAAGGCAGAGTATTAATGCCTTCTAAAGAAATTGGAACACTTGAAAACCTTGCTAAAGCTTTTGGCTTTACTCCTAAGTCTGTTGCAGAAGCTAGGCAACAACGGCAATATTATAAATTCTTACAAGGTGAAACAAAGGGTATTCAAGATTATTATTATTCACAACTTGCAAAGCATATCAATCTAGCTAACCTGGAATATACTAAGGGTGATATGTCAAACTATAAAAAACAAACTGATATTGTTCGGGATATTTATAAAGAAATAGCTGATCTTAATAGAGAGGCTGCAACTGAAAAACGTCCAGACTTAATTATTAATATTCAAAGTGAAGCCCTAAGAAATAGAATTGCTACAGAACTTCTGGGTCAAACAGATAAGGGTGTAGCCATGCGTAGCATAAGAAAGAATGCACGACCAATGGCAGAGGATGCTACTCTACGTAGGCTAGGACTTCTTACAAGAGATTAAAATTAATATTTGCATATAATCCTTATACCTTATAATATTACGTTACTGTCTTTAACAACTTAAATTTAATATACATAATCAAAATGTCAAACAAGCATGTCTTCGTGGGTTATGACCCTCGTGAAGCCCTGGCTTCTATTGTCTGCAAATACAGTATTATCTCAAATCTAAAAGTAGGTGACGATAATGTATCGGTAGACTTTATCAATAAGAAAAACCTTCAACAACAAAAACTCTACTATCGTAAAGCTTTTATTTCAGAGACTGGACAGTACTTCGATACTATCGACAGTAAGCCTTTCTCTACTGAGTTTTCCTTTAGTAGATTTCTAGTACCTGAAATCTGTAGGCAACAAGGAAAGGATGGCTGGGCTATCTTTGTTGATGGTGATGTTGTGTTTCTTGAAAACATCAAAAAGCTATTTGAATTAGCTGATGATCGTTATTCTGTAATGTGTGTAAAGTTTAACTGGATTCCAGATGAAAAAGAACGATACAAAATGGATAACGTTTTACAAACTCGTTACACAAAGAAGCTTTGGTCATCATTAATGATGTTCAATCTGAGCCATCCTGATGTACAGAAACTAGATCATATCACAGTAAATAATTCTAACGGTTCCCATCTTCATAAGTTTAAATGGACTAAAGATGAAGCTATTGGTCCTTTACCAGAAGAGTGGAACTTTGTTCCTGGTGTAACAAACAACGGAAAGAAGCCAAAGGCTATTCATTTTACAAAGGGTGGACCTTGGTTTGAGGAATACAAGGACTGTGACTTTGGAGAGGTTTGGATTGACTATCTACAATCAATTCCAAAGAATTTTATCATCAACCATTTAATGGACTAATCAATAAATGTCAAATAAATACACGATTGTTACATCCTTTCCAGTTAAAAGTTGGGATGTATACGGTGAACGTTTTCTAAATAGCTTCATTGAATATTGGCCAAAGGATATTCAACTTCTTTGTTATTGTGATGGTTATCCTCTACCAGACAACGCGCCTAAAGCCGATAACATTCATTACTTTGATCTACTAGACAATGACCGGCTAATTGAATTTAAGGAACGTAACAAACAGTTTGATGGTAAGGCTGGAAAGAATACGTATAACTTCTATCAAGATGCCGTGAAGTTTAGCCACAAGGTATACGCTCAACACATGGCTATGAATTATCTTCTAGACCGTGATGGTGGAAATGCACAGTGGTTGATTTGGTTGGATGCGGACAGTGTAACGTATGAGCCTATCACAGAAGAGTTGTTAAGCCAGACATTTAACGATGAAGCTGATATAGTCTATCTAGGCCGTAAGAATGCCTATGCCACATGTTCTTCTCTTATTGGCTATAATATCAATCCTGGCATAGTAGAAGTCTTCATGACTGATTATGTTAACTACTATAATTCAGACGAAGTTCTAAAGTTACAATGCTTTGCTGATAACTATGTGTTTGATCGTCTTCGCATTCTACATGAAGCTCATGGCATGGTTACACATGATCTTACACCGAACTGTGAAGGACTAGATGCTTTTGATTTATCTCCTCTAGGTAATCATATTGTTCATCTAAAGGGTAACAAGAAGTACGGCTCTGGAAATAATCCAAACTTCAAGGCACGTAGGTATGTTGATCTGTGTGCTATGGTCAAACACTATAAGCGTAAGAACATTCTAGAGATTGGCACATGGAATGGCGATACAGCTTGTGCAATGATCCAATCTGCCTTTGAGGCTAACGACACTGTTCACTACACTGGTATTGATCTATTTGAAGACGCTACGGATGAAACAGATAAGGAAGAGTTTAATGTAAAGAAGCATTATACAAAGAAGTCTGTTGAACTAAAGCTAACTGATCTTGCTAAAGAGTACGCAAAGATAAATAAGACTTTAACATTTTATCTAATGAAGGGCGACTCAAAAAGTAAGTTAAGTATTCTAAACGATCCTAGCCTTTGTAATATGTATAATGTAAAGCCTGACTTTGTTTTCATTGATGGTGGACATTCTACTGAAACTGTACGTAGTGACTATGAGCTTTGTAAGAACATTCCTGTCATCGTTCTGGATGATTATTATACAGAAGATGAACAAGGAAAAATGCCTACAGAGTTTTTAGGCGTCAACGATATTTATAAGGAACTAGGTGGTACTGATCGTACAGGTAAACAACGTAGGTTCATCATCTCTACTGGTGATAGAGTAGCCGGTGGTGGACATGTAAACCTTGCTGTTGTTCTGAATGATCTTAGCCTTCCAAATCCACCAGATACACACAAGGTTCCTGTTCAAGTTAATCCAAGAGATTGTGTACCTCCTGATAACATTCAAAACAACGTTCGTGAAAACATGAAGTTGTTCAATGATAACATGGTACAGCGTTGCCACTGGCATCATGGTAAACTTGTCTTAGCTTCTGCTGGTCCTTCTCTTGTTAAAAATCTAGATAAGATTAAGGAACTTCAGAAGCACGGAGCAAAGGTTTTCTGTGTTAAGCATTCTCATAATACATTGATTGAGAATGGTATCATTCCTTGGGGTTGCGTTATTCTTGATCCTCGTCCATTTGACGGAACATCTACGCACGGTATTGTTCGTAGAGAATTGTTAGCTGATCCTCATCCAAAGGTAAAGTACTTTGTCGCAAGCATGACTAACATTGATGTTACAAAGTATCTTGTTGAGAAAGGGGCTAACATTATTGGCTGGCATGCTTACACAAACGCTCTTATTGACATGCAAGAGTTACAGGAGCAGGAACTTATTACTGGCGGTACTTGCTCTGCAATGCGTACAATTGGTATCGGACATACACTAGGCTTCAGAGAGTTTCATATCTTTGGTATGGACTGCTGCCATGAAGGTGTTCCAGAAGACCTTGATGAAGTCGATATGTATGGAAAGAAGAAATGGATTAAGATTGGTATTCTAAATCCAAAGACAAAGGAAGAAGATATATTCTATACAACTGGTGAGCTATTAGCCTTGTCTCAAGACTTTGAGGCTTTGTTAAACAGAGAGAATGAGGTTGATATGGATATATTTGTTTATGGAGAAGGTGTAGCCCCTTCGTTGTTTAGAGGGTCTAACTATACAATAAAACCAGATTTTAAATCTCTGTATGGTGAATAAAAAATATGGATGATAAAATAGATAATGTAATCCCTTTTAAAAAAAGCTTACTAACAGTACAAGATGACCAAGAGTTATCCGAAAAGGAAATAGACGATATACATGGCTTTGTGTTAAAGAACCTAGACGATGTTCTAGAGAGTGTCAGAAACGACAAGAAAATAACAGGAGCTATGGTAGTACTATTTAACGAAGAAGGGAGAACAGACAATTACATCATGGGAAGCATCTCAGTCAGTAGGCTTTATACCGTTCTTTCCCTTTATAGACGGAATCTCTTGGATATTTACGCAACAGAGGAAACCGATTAGTATGGGCATACCTTTTGAACTTATAACAATGCTAGGCTCTGGTCTTATGTCTGGTCTTATGACAATGTGGAGCAGAAGTCAAGAAGCAAAACAGCAAGCATTTGATAGAGCAATTACCGGACTATCCGCTCAACGCAAGGCTATTAATGATGCACGTAAATACGAAAGCAAAGGCTTTCAGGTTACTCGCCGCATCATTGCCATCTCTGCTGTGTTTGCAATTATTGTTTGGCCTAAGATTGTAGCAGTATTTTGGCCTGATATTCCTGTTAACATTGGTTATACAGAATGGAACCCAGGTTTCCTTTTCTTTACAGAAGGAAAGGAAGCAATTAAATGGCAAGCTTTAACGGGCTTAGTGATTACACCACTTGATACTCACCTTCTTTCCGCTATCGTCGGATTGTATTTTGGTGCATCTATGGTTAAGAATGCTCGTTAAAAAGATAGACCATACAATAAAAATTATCGTACAGCCTATCTTTAAAACCTTTAAATCTTTTTTACTTATAAATCACATTCCTTTTTACCTGTTTCTGGATCGTAGAAACAAGCTGCCCCTTCTTGTTCATCTTTGATAGGGGCGTCAATCTTATTAAGAATGCCATACCGTTTACCAGCAAGCCTAAAGGTTGTTACACCCTTGAGCTTTCCTTTCCAAGCATTGGTATAGATATTCTTAAATTCTTCAAACGTTACAGCATCACCTACGTTGATAGTCTTTGAAATAGCACTGTCAATGAAGGGTTGTGCTGCTATCTGCATATCAAGATGATTGTCTACACTGAGATTGTCCGTAGTTTGTGAACGGATACCATACTTATTCCACACATAATCCTTTAGTTTAACGATGGTATGTCCTGTTTCTGTAAGGACTGTACGATCAAGCTCATGTGCAAAGACAGGCTCCAGTCCACTTGAAATGTTATCTGCACAGAAGCTGATAGTGCCGGTAGGAGCAATAGACATAAGATGGCTGTTACGCATACCTTGCTTCTTGATCTTTTCAATTAAGTCTTCTGGAAGACGAGAGACAAAGCCAGAGGCTGTGTACTTTTCCTTATCAAAGAATGGAAACGATCCTTTCTCCTTTGCAAGATCAGAACTAGCTTCATATGCAGCATAACAGATTGTCTTTAGAACCTTACGAATAAAGCTAAGAGATTCCTTCTCACCATATCGTAGTTCCATAAGAGCAATAACATTTCCTACACCTGTAACACCTAGACCCATACGCCTCTTGTTCTTAGCTTCCTTCTCCTGTTCATTCAGAGGATATTGAGTACGATCAATAACGTTATCCATTGCACGGACAACAATTGGAACATCCTCACGTAGTTTATTAAAGTCAAATGTAAACTTTATATCACTACCAACTCTGTTGATAGATGTATATTTAACAAGATTAAAACTACCAAGTAGGCATGCACCAAATGGTGGAAGTGGCTGCTCACCACAAGGATTAGTTGCTTCAATAGTTTCAATGTAGCTCAAGGGATTATCATCGTTGATACGATCAATAAACAGAACTCCAGGTTCTGCCCAATCCCAGTTGGCTCGCATAATCTCATTCCAAAGAGCGTTGGCGTTGATATGTTTATAAACCTTACCATTGAACTTTAGCTCAAATGGCTTTTGTTTAATAACACAATCCATAAACTCGTCTGTTACGCCTACAGAGATGTTGAAGTTTGTTAGTGAGTTGTCATTTTGTTTAGCGCGAATAAAGCTTTCAATATCTGGATGATCTACACGTAGAACACCCATCATTGCTCCGCGCCTGTGTCCCGCCGAAACAATCGTCCTACATATTGCATCAAAGATATGCATGAATGATACAGGGCCAGAAGCATGAGAGTCAAGGGATACAATACGATCACCGCTAGGGCGAATGTGGCTAAAGTCATAACCAATTCCACCACCTCTACGCATAGTCTCAGCGGCTTGGGAAGCCCTTTCCATAATGCTTTCCATTGAGTCGTGAATCGTACCAGAAACAAAACAATTGTATGCTGTAACGTTCTTGGGGCTTCCCATAGCCGATTGAATACGTCCCGCTGGCATGAAACGCATGTCTTTAAGAATTTCTTTAAGGTCGTTAAAATGTTCTTCATCATCGCTTAAAGCTCCTGCGACACGGTGCATAGCCTCTTCAAAACTTTCATTAGGTAGTCTGTATTTTTGAGCATGAAGATCATCACATGCTTTTACTTCTGGTCCGTACATAGAGGCTTCTCCTTGATTTCAATTAACTTGTTTAGGTACCATTTTGCTTTTCTTAAATCTTCTACACCATTCTTATGACGGTAACGCCATAAATACTTAATGATATTACCTTGTAGATAATACTCAAATCCATCATCAGTAGCAGATTGAATGGCGTCAATACATTCTACTAATCCTTTGTTATAATGTGATGGAGAGTTTACATTGTCAGAACCTTCATTCCAAGGTTCTTCATCGTTAAACAAATACCATTGAGCACCAGACATTTCTTTATTCCTTATGTGTTTGTTGAATTGATAAGAACGTTAATACGCTTACGGTCAAACTCTAATTCACCGTCTACGATTTGTTTAACAATTCTGACAAGCCATCTAGAATTGATACCGGCTAGATAGCAAATCTCGTCAAGATCGTCAATATATTTTTCATCGAAGAACCAGCTTAGGGCTTCCCGTCGCTGGCGTTTGATAAGATCAGACTCATCCGGTAATTCTTCACGGCTTACGTCTAGGATTGCTTGATAGATAACAGCGAGAAATAATAATCTTTCTGGAGATGACTCTTCTTTGTCATCATCTACAGGATTAAGAATAACATTGCTTACGCTAGTTACGGAAGAAAAATATTGATCTAATAATGAATCGCTACTAACGTATTCATTTTTATAGCTAATTAGTGTTTCAATTTTTTGTTTTTTCGTAGCCATGATTTAGGTATGGTTCCTTCTGCCCATATAAATCCATGTCTATCGCACCAATCGCCATAAGTTGTTTTGGATTTTTTGTTTATCTTATTCCTCGCATTTTGAAAAACAAATCTAATGTCTATGTTAGGATGTTGTTGTTTAAATAGTAAATGTTTACCTCTATCTGAGGGTTTGAAGTATCCCTTATATTCAACAAAGAAATTATAATCAGCAATAAAAAAATCTGGATAATAATGTTTAGTAATAACATAAGGAATACTAAAATTTTCGTATTCAAATTTAATAGAATTTGTTTCAAGGTACTCTGCAAAAAACTGTTCTGCTTTACTTCTGTAGTTATTCATTTATAAAGGCACTTCTTCTACTTTAGGCTCTTTCTCTATTTTTGTAAAGAACTTAGGACCATTTGAATATACAAACTTTCGTAATCCTTTACCTTCGTTTGCATCCTTCCAGCAGTCATCTTTGTAGTCGCAGTACATACAGCCAATAGCCAACACTCTGTTTCCTGACTTCCCTTCTGGTTTGTCTTCGTAACATCTCTCTGGTGGAGTATCGTTTTTAATAACAGAACGTACATGAGATAGT